TGCATATCAATATTGGAGTGAAAATCAACTTTAGTATTTGGATTTATTCGCATACTTTGAGCTATAAAAGAATCGATTATTCTACGCCTGTTCACATCCAAGTCTGCATAAAGAGTCATCGGTTGGTAAATCCCTACAAGCCCTTGTTGTCCATCTATAACAACAGATGCCTCATGAGCAGAACCGTCCCAATGGCTTATCCATAACTCATGCCCTGGGTATGCAGAAATAGTAGCATTAATTTTCCCTGATTCATATTTAGTTCTATTAAACGATGCTGTAACATCACTATTACTCCCATAAAGCCTCAACCCGTTAACATCATATGAAGTGATTAGTTCATTATCAATATAGTTTTTTAAAGTTCCTGATCGTAATATTGTTTTCCATGTTCCCGATGTGGAGGTTATTTCTCCTCCATCGATAGTACTCCCTTTTATAGATACTCCGATAATATTTATCGCTTGCAATGTTCCCGTTGTAATAAGATCCGCCACAATTGCTCCGTTATTCGTCATAGCTAGTCCATACGTGCCATTATAACCCGTAGAACTAAAACCTAATCCCCCAGCATTCCAACGCCATATTTTCTTCGCAGTATTAATATCCATCGTGTCCATGATTAAGATTTCTTGTGGATCAGCTAAAGAAGGATATATCACAACATGACCTTTCCCAGGATTTTTGATAATATCCGATGCCTCTTGTTGAGCTTTTTCTAACCAATCAACTTTGTCATTTATTTTTTCTACATCCGGCTGAGCATCATTCAACACTTTAGAAAAATCAGTTCTAGCATCGCCTAACTCAACCGACTCATACTGATCGAGTGCAACGTTCCAGACTGTTTTAACAATTTGTGCCGACGTATTGATTTCTAATTCATTGAAAGCTACTGTTACCCAATCACAGAGATCAATCGTTTCGAGGTTTTTAAGTTGGTCATCCATAACAGAACTAGCAAGATCAACGTAGCTCGCTTTGATAGAAACTTTTGGAATCCCAACATTATTATTCTTGATATACGCTTTGATCAGATTTCTTAAGGTGTCTACATCTTTTGGCTCTTTATCACTGAAATCAACCATTTGTATGCGTCTTTGCGTGTAGTTTTCCACGTATTCGCTATCTAAATAGGTTTCGGGTAACGTGATTATTTTCTCGTCATCACCATTACCGACTTTCGCCCACCCGTAAACAGAGGTGTAGGTATTCTCTATTGATTCTTCTTGAGTAATATCTGTTAGATTTTTCCCGTAGGCAATAATTACATTTTTTTCTATCCCTGCTTGAGCCATGAGTCTTACTTGATTATTGTTGAAAACATATTCCCCTCCAAAATTATCAAGTATCGATCCTCGAACCCCGCCTAAAACTTCTTGAGCATTCTTAAATTTAGATGGGTCCGAAAAATCAATAGATGCTTTAGTAGCTACGTCACTAAAGAAAGTAAAATCTCCTTTGGGCTCCATTTGACTTTTAAGTTGGTTTAATGCTGTTTGAGCAGGAATGTTCTCAGATAGCGGTCCAATTTTAACAATTGATCTTAAAAGCTGGTATCTAAAGTGTTCACAGTATACCGTCACTATTCCATTAATCGGTTTGGTAATTTCTGCAATCTCAAGTCGTTGACTTTGCGCTTGTATAGTCGGACCTACATCAGCAACTACCCACCTTCCGACCTTCAACTCTTTGAACAATGGTGCATTAACAGGATATTTGAAAGTCAGCTCATACATCCCGTTTTTTTCTCTGGTAACTAAAGGATTGATCGCATCACTTAACGGTCCGATACCTAACGAGGACCAATTATTATTTTTTTTATCGTGTAAAATAATTGTACTCATACGGCTAGGTTCCTCCATCTAGGCTTAATCTTGAACTGATTAATATTAGTAAACGAGATTTCATTTTTTCCTGGTTGCAAGATAATCGGATTGTAGCCATCAGTATTCAAGAAACAATACTTAGACACATTTACACCACCTGTCTTATACGCAATACCATTTTCGCAATCCATTGTAATAATGCCAGTGCCTGCTTCTTTTGCTATCCGAAACTGCTGTCCGTTGATATAGACGTTGCTATCAGCGGTAGCGGTGATTTTATTGAAAGATATGATAGGTAAACTCGTAAAAATTTCTGGATTTGTTATCGATTGACCGCTAAGAATCTCTCGTTCATCTTCCCCGTCTAGTCGGAAAACATACGGTTGACATTTGACTGTAAAATCAATATCTAACCAATCGCGCCTCAGATCCTTTCCTGACGTTCCGCTGTACCCAAGTGCTTTGTAAAAATATTCATTATACTCACTAAAGAGAAGCGGTTCATATTCACGTGATAAATAAAGCCACCCAGCTATATTTCTAAGCTGCGTGGCAATTGTTTTATCATTTTCTTTATATATTCTTACAGGAAAGTTTTTTTCTATATCCCTTAGCCTTCCCTTATCGTGAATTATGTCAGAACTTCGCCCGTCAACCTCTGTAAAATCTAATGAAGTCTGAGGTATTACAAAATCCATGTCATTTCTTATTCGCATAAGAAATTCATTAGATCGTCTTCCGCGAAATTGAAAATAGGGTAACTTTGTAAAATCTATTTTAATCGCCCCCTCAATTGTCTTTCTGTTAATCTGGCTAACCCTTCGGACGTGTCTTCAATTGATCGATCGTTAGATAAATCAGCGTGTTCAATATTAAAATTGAAGACCGGTGAGTAGGATTTTGATTCGTTAGAGTTATTGATGATTTGATTACCAACACTAGCCAAGCCCATTTTTCCAACTCCTAAAGCTATTTCTGGACTAATTCTTGATAAATTATATCCATCAAACCCCAAATCAAAATTCGTTGATAGACGATCGCCCATAGATGATATATTCTTTTGAACACTTCTGAAGCTAGCATTCAATCCTCTATTTAAACCATCCATAATTGACTGACCGGCTGGGATTAATAATTTTTTATCGTAGGAAATAGGACCCTTATTCGCTACTATCCAATCCGCGATACCTCCAACAAAACTCTTTACGCTCTCGAAGCCTGCTTGAAGTCCATCTAAGAAACCGTTAATGATTGATATACCAGCATTCCATAAACTATCTGGAACGAATACGCCAATAATAGCTTCTAGTAAGTTCCATGCGGCATTTCGAACATCACCCTGTCTATTCCTGATATTGTCAGCGAAACCATTTATCAGGTTTATTGCAGCATCCATCAATCTTCCTTGCGCTTGAATAACACCTCTTACTATGGCGTCTACTAAATTCATTGCAGCATTCACTATGTCTGGAATCTTTCGAGCGATTCCTTCTAAAAACTTAACAATTAGATTTACTGCAGAATCAATAATTTTCCCAAGATTATTCGCAATGCTATTAACAAAATTAGCTATGAGATTTGCCGCTGAACTAACAATATCAGGCATTCTTGAAGCTAAGGCTTTGACAAAATTAACCATCAAATTTACAGCTACATTCACGATATCCCCCATTCGTGAAGCTATTGCTTTCGCAAAATTCACGACAACAGAAATTGCAGCATTTGTTAAATCTCCAATTTTAGAAGCAACACCTTGAAGCAAAGCAATAAGCAAGCTCATCCCAGCGACAATGATATCTGGTAATCTTTGCGTTAGCGCTTGTAACCATGTAACGATTAAATTTGCCCCATTAGCTATAAGAGTAGGTAATTGCTGAGTAATGCCTTGTAAAAGTGCATTAATTAGACTGATACCAGCTTCTATTATTTGTGGTAAAGCAGTGGTTAATCCGCTTATCCATGCAACGATGATTTTAGTAGATGATTCTATAATTGTTGGAATTAGTATTAACATTGATTGAGTAAAAGAATTGATCAATTGAACAGCTGCCAATGCAAGCATGGGTAGTCCCTGTGCAATCCCAAGAACAAAGCCTGCTATGACCTGAAGGCCGCCTGAAATAATTCCCGGCAAAGCTGCTGCAATAGCTCCTAATATCCCTTGTAACGCAGTTCCGAAAGAAGTTCCTAATTGCGGGCCATATGTAGCTATCCCTTCAGCTAGTTCCTGAATTGAACTAAAAATAGTATCCATTCCTTTGGAAATATCTCCGCCACCAATTACTTTGGCAAACAATTCGAATGCTTTAATTACTAAGCCTACCGGACCCAGCAACGCAAGAAAAACAGATTTAATAACCTTAAGTCCAATTCCAAAAATGTCAACAGAGCTTGATCCTGATTTAAAGTTTCCAATCAGTGTTTTTACGCCGTTTGCTAATTTTGTCATGCCATTCCAAATAGATTCTGGCAGCATCTCGCTAAATCGATCATGTAGTTCTGCGACGCTTACACTCCAATCATTAAATGCAATTGCTTTAAAGGCTTTTGCTAATAATTTGATTCCTTCGACAACATTTCTTAGACCATTCGCTAAACGTGTCATACCGTTCCATAATGATTCCGGAAATAGTTTTGTAAATTCGTTTTTTAAATTTGCTACACTAACGCTCCAGTCGGAAGTAAAAATAGCTTTAAATCCTTGCCATAGTAACTTTAATCCAGCTAATACTTTATCCATAGGAGCCATTAACGCAGATAGAGACTGGCCTATTTCGTTTACCTTATTCCTGAATCCTTCATTTGTTTTGTAGAAGTAAATAAAACCTGCAGTTAATGCCGCAATTCCTGCTATCACTAGAGCGAATGGGTTAGCCATCATTGCAGCCTTCATCAAAGTAAATGCTGATTTAACACCTTTTATTGCATTGGAAACACTATTTAAAATTCCTATTGTTGCGTTAAATGCAAGAAAACCTGACGCTACAGAAACAATAATCCCACCAAGGATTTTAAAAGCAGTAGAATGCTCTTTCACAAAAGCAGTTCCTTTTTGAATCAACGGAATTATCTTATCCATCGACTTGACTATCGATGCACCGGCAGAGTTAATCCCACCTTTTAAACTATCTATGTGCTGAGCTATTGTTTTACCGCTTAGCTTTTGGACTAATTCGTCAAACTTAGTCAATATATTCGCCAAGTTTTTTGATACAGCATTTCTTAAATTTCCGAATGAGGTAGCTATTCCTAAACTATTCTCTTTCGCTAATTTCGCTAAATCACCAGTGCCAGTACCTAACTCAATTAGTTTATTTTGAAAGTCATCAAAGGTTACCGTGCCTTCTTTTAAAGCAGCATATAAGTCTCTCTGTGCTGATTTTCCTGTATACCCCATTGCTTCTGCAGTCTTTTGCAACGCAAGAGGCATTGTTTCTTGTAATGTTTTCCATGATTCTAAATCGACTGTTCCTGTTGAAAGCATTTGATTAAATTGTTGCATCCCTCGATTTGCATCATCTGTAGAAGCTCCAGAAGCAAGAAAGGCGTTATTCAGAGCTAAAACAGTATCCGTGGATTTATCAAGGTCGCCAGTAATAGCCGTCATTTGTTGTGTGTTAGCTACTACGTCATCTAACTTTGTTGGTAATCCATCAATCCCATCAGAAAGTTTCTTAATAGATTTATCTGAGTCCTCAGCGCTAAAACCGAGCGCCTTCATGACCTTAGGGAACTTCTGCATTGTGTCAAAGCGTGAAACTGCATCGCCAACTGAGTTTTTGAGCACATTAAAAGCCGCACTGGCAAGCTTTACAGCACCGACAGCAACGGCCATATCTCTAATGCTCTTATTGGCTTTTGTAGATTTCCCCTCTAATTGATCCAAGTTTTTATTCAATCCAGTTACATCTTTACCGTCTACATTGACAGATATTGATACCGTTCCATCACTCATCGTCATCCTCCTCCCTTAACATATTTGGAAGAGCGTACTTACGCTGTAATTCACGCATTCTCCGCTTTTCTTTTGCATCCATTCCTTTTTGAGGTTCCCAATTTCGAATCTGGATGATGCGTTGCATAATAGAATCGTCTGGTAAACTCTCAAGAAGTGCCTGGAACTCTTGCCAAGAAAGTTTTCCTTGCTCTGCGAATAGATTTATCCCTATTTGCCTGAACGACGCATAAATGTACTTCGCGTCATAAACGATATCTAAGCTCTTTTTAGTCGGCTTTGTTGGTAATTCGTTTCCAAGTTCATCAATTTCAGGTTGATTATTTCCTTCGAATAAAATGAACTTGGATCGAATTAACTCCCACATGTCCAATTTTTCGGATAAACTTAAATCCGTTTCTCCTACTAATAATTCAATAACCAAGTCAATCTTTTGCTTACTAAACAGCTCTTTGTCTGCTAGAACATCAAACACGTCTAGCACATTGTCAAAAGCTAAATCAATTGGATAGGTTTTTTCACAAAAAGAAAAAGAGGTAACAAGCGGATCATTTAACCGCATACTTGTCACCCCTTCTTAATAGCTTTTTTCTTCAAATATTCTTTTTGAACATTATTTGATTTGCTTTCTTGCTCTTGTTTGAACTCATCTATATTCTGTGCAATCCCGCTAGCTAAATCAAAGAATGCATTAATCCAAGCAATAAGATCCGGCACCTCTTTGTATAGCTTCGAAAATGCTCCGTCGCCAAGCATTACATCATAGCCTAATCCAAGCGCTTCTTTCTTCGATTCGATATCGTCATCATCTTTCAATTCATTTAGTTTCTTTTCGACTTCTGCATATTTAACCTTATATTCTTCAATATGCTCCGCAGAACAATCAAAAAAGAAATTTAATCCTGATAATGTGACAGGGAACCCTGTTCTTTCTACATTTATATTTAATGCTTTCATTCTCGTCCTCCTAAGCTGGTGTTGGAGTTATTTTCACAATGGCACTTTCTTTTCCATAGCCAATTTCATTTTTAGTTTGTGCCTTAAATTCATACTCCGATCCGTTTGTTAATCCACTAATATCACCCGTTTTG